ATATGCGCATCGCCAAACTAGAGCAGGAAAACGACGCATTGAGAGCGGATCTGCTGCTGTGGAATGAGAAGGAGGTGAAGTTGTGAGCCATCTTGTTAACGCCAACAAAAAGGTCGTCAGCAAAACACCGCGCACAGACCGACAGCCGGTTGTCACCGTGGCGTTCCAGCACTTCGTGAAGGCTGGCTTCGCCCGTCAGTTAGAGAGGCAACTGGCTGGAGCGAATAAACGCATCAAACAACTCGAAGCCAAAGTGGATGAACTCCACGACTTGGAGAAATGGTTGGAGGGAAGATGAAACTGCGACCGATCAAATGGGTGCTGTCACCTACCGACGACCACATGCTTTCCATGGAATGCACTGACATCGAAATCGTCGATGAAGGCGGCGGTGAGTACGTTGAGGTCAGTCAATCTGCTGATGGCCATGGTAAAGTCAGCATCAACCCAGAGGAATGGCCGATGATGCGTAAAGCCATCGACGACGCCATCAAGCAATGCAGGGATCTAAAGCCATGAGATCGGTTCAAGACATCCAAGCCGAAGGCACTGGTCTCAAAGTGCTAAGCCGCAAAGACGTTGGAGAAGCTTTTAGAGCAGCCAAAGCAAAGAAGATGGAGCTTCACAGCTTCTGGAATCGAAAGCGAAGAAATGCTACAAAGCAACACAATGTTACTGCATGAACTTAAACCAGATCACAAACTTCGTAATACTAAAATAGCACAACTTAGTATTAAAATATTATGCAGGCACACAAAATCCAAAAGAGATCCTACTACATGGAAGATCAAGAACAACACATACAACGAACTTAATGAATCATGGCAGAACAACTTCGACTGGGTAGTAACAGAGACAAAGTAAATACATCTTTCGAGATGGATTACAAAACACTAACAGCACTGCAACAGGAAGCTTCAAAACTCGGTTTCAAATCTTGGGGAGCATATCTACGACACGTTATTGATTTTCACGTTATCACATTTCATCCAGAACTATTCCAAAATGAGCATACTGCAAAAACTCGGTCTAACTAAGGAGTCCATCTCAAAGTTGCTTGGAATCCACGAGACAGTGGATCGTCCAAAGCGTAAGCTAAAGCCAAAGCTGGGTCGTCCAGCCGGTCGCCACATTGACCAGTCAGTCGTTGATGCGGTGCGGAAAGCAAATACCACTTACACACTCAGAGAACTGTCTCAGCGGTACAACGTGTCAGAGTATTGGGTCTGGAGCGTCCGCAACGGCAAAAGCCGAGTAAAGTAACCATATTAGACTATTATCAACGCGAGTGTGTCTTGATTAAGCTTTAATTCTATGATTATTGCCGATTGTGAACATCACACAGCAACAACGCAGAGTCATGGCGATTGGTTGCAGTCATGGGAACCGAGCAAATCAAGATGCACTCGCTGCGGTGCTGTTGTTTCGAGAGAAGTTCAAGCCAGACGAAGTGATTCACCTCGGAGACGCTTACGATCTTGCCGCATTGCGGTCTGGTTCACTCCGAGACCCGAACGACTCGGATCAAGCCGATGACTATCTTGATGATGTCCAAGAGGGAGCAAAGTTCCTTAATGAGCTAAGACCAACCGTCTTCACCATGGGAAACCATGATGAACGAGCTAAGAAGTATTTGAACCATCATAACGCTGTCGTAAGAGGTTTCGCAGAGGCTGTATGGGAACGAATGCTAAAACCAATTGAGAAACACTGTCATACATTTATCAAATACAACGATTGTCTTGATAGGTCGTTCTATCGGTTGGGCGGATTTAAGTGGGGACACGGTGTCTTGTATGGTGAAAACTTTATCCGTGATTCAGCCGAAACATTTGGTAACTGCGTTGTTGCTCATGCTCACAGAGCAGGTCAAGCGACTGGTCGCACTCAATCAAATCCGATTGGCTTTTGTGTTGGAACGCTTGCAGACATTCCAGCGATGGATTACGCGAGCAAACGACGATCAACCCTAGCATGGTCCCACGGGATTGTGTTTGGGGAATACACCGAAGATTCAGCGCAACTTTATCTGCACCAATGGCCTCAGAACGAACAGAATTGGACTCTGCCGAGCTTTTAAAGAAGCTTAGGCTCGCAATAGCAAATCAACCCGAAGACGTTCCAGACGGCTGGAAGACCAGCTTGCAGTGGTCGCAAATCTGGAACATCTCACCAAACGCTGCTGGAATCATTCTATCCCAATCAGTCCGCATCGGAGAGATGGAAAGCAGGAAATTTCGAGTCATTACAGGAAACCGTGGAGCTTATCCAACGATTCACTACCGACAAACCCAATGATCTACAGATCCAAAATCAACCCAGACCTCGTTGTAACGTGGATCTCAGAAGCTCAACTGCGGATTGCGGAGACCAAGCGGCTCTGCGTGATCTACAAGCGGGATGAGTATTACTACGTCAGACCGAAGGTTGAATTTTTTGAGAAGTTCAAGCTGGACGAACCGCAGATTTCGGATTAAGACACACAAGTCAGCGCAAGCCCTAGGAAGCGAGCGTTGACGCACCATACCTGAAGCCATGTTCAACCAACTTTTCCCCACCCTTTCCGTGACACGTCCCGTCGCTTCAGCGGGAGTTCCTAGCACGGTCTGGGTGGGGTTTCTGTTTGTTACATGAAAGCAGTAATCCAAAGCCAAGATACAACTGAAGTCTATGCATCCGATGCTGGATATGTTTGCATAACGCAAAGATGTCCTCATGGAGATGATCCAATCGTGATGTTTTCGCATCAAAACATTGATGCGTTGTGTAGATTGTTAAAAGAGGCAAAGCGGAAAGTTATTGATAACGAAAAGTCCTTCGCTCAACCGGAGGGCAATCAATGAGCGAAGAACAGAAGCGCAAAGCTCCTGCTTTTCAATTCTATGCTGATGATTTCCTAGCCGGAACGTCAGACATGAGCGCGGAGGAAGTAGGCGGATACATCCGATTGCTTTGCCATCAATGGACCAAAGGTGGTATCCCAAATGATCCAGACCGCGCTGGACGCATGGCAACCCTATTGGGGTCGCCATCGCTTGGCTATGTTCTCGCTAAGTTCTCGCTATGCAATGACGGGATGCTTCGGAACGAAAGGCTGGAGCAGGTAAGGGCTGAACAGGAGGCTTACAAGCTCCGGCAATCTTCATCTGGTCGCAATGGGGCTGAAAAAAGGTGGTCTAAATGCCAAAATGATGGCAACCCCAATGGCAACCCTAATGGGGTCGCTATAGCAACCCCAATGGCAACCCCAATGGCGAAACGATGGCCGCAAGATAACTCTCCTTCTCCTTCTCCATCTCCTAATAACAAAGAAGAGAGCATTGCTCCAAAGTCGCAACGCTCGCGCTTTGTAGCTCCTTCAGTTCAAGAGGTTGAAACTGCGTGCATTGAAATCGGACTTCCAACCTCAGAAGCTGGAAAATTCATTGATTACTACGAATCCAAAGGTTGGAAGGTGAACAAATCTCAAATGAAATCATGGATCGCATCACTGAGGAACTGGAAGCGAAACCGAGACGAACGCCAGCAATCACTCCCGATCCAACCTGCTCAAAAGAAAGATGTTGATTGGAGGGATTCAATTTGAACGACCCATACTTTGCTCAAGACGATGAGTTTGGTTTGATCGGAGCTTGTCTCACGGGATCAATCGACACTTGTTCCGATGCATTCGCTGAGGTCAAAAGCGAGTGGATCGAAACCGATTCACTTCGCGATACCTACGAGACGATCAAATCTCTAGTTCAATCCAACCGGACTCCAACGCTCCAAGAACTCGGGAAGGAATGGCGAAAGATCCACGGTAGCCAACCCATTCCATTTGAGGACTGGAACAAAGCGATGGAAGTCTGTCCATCACCAGCCAACCTCCCGAACTACGCCAAAGGAGTCATTGAAGCCGCTCACCGGAGACAACTTAGATTCGCTGGAGACCGCCTGATTCGCGAGTCCGCTGTCCTGACCCTCCAGCCAGATCAAATCGTCTCTAATGCCGAAGCCAGCCTCAGCATTGAGCTATCACGCGAGACTCTATCAACCTCAAAGCAGGTTGCAGGATCTTTCATTGACCAGATGCAGGAACGCTTCTCTCGCAAAGGTACATTGAGCGGGGTAACGACTGGCTTTCATTGGCTAGATCAAATGACCGATGGTTTGCAGCACCGCGAGATGGCTTTAATTGCGGCTCGTCCATCTATAGGTAAAACCGCTATTGCAATCTCCATTGCTGAAGCCGCAGCGGTCAAAGCTAAAATCCCAACGCTTTTCATCTCTCTGGAGATGTCGAAGGAGGCGATCTTTAGACGCTCAGTTGCATCTATTGGAAGTGTACCCATGCAATCGCTTAAAAGCGGCAACCTAAGCGAAGGAGATATGCGCTCAATGAGTGTTGCTGCTGGTAAGATTTCATCTAGCCCGATCTGGTTCTTAGATGGCTCAAGTTCTCAAAGCGTTGCCTCAATCACCGCAAACGTCCGTCGAGCGGTTAGAAAGCACGGTGTTCGTCTGGTGATTGTTGATTACATCCAGAAGGTCAAAGCAGCAGATAAAGCAGAAAAGCGAACCTATGAGGTCGCTGAGGTCAGCGGTAAGCTCAAAGACATTGCGGTGCAGACCGGAGTGGCAATGCTCTGTCTGGCTCAATTGAATCGTGAGAATGAAAAGGAGAAGGGAAGACCGCCACGATTGAGCGACCTAGCTGACAGCGGACAGTTAGAGCGTGATGCCGACTGCGTAATGCTCTTGGACCGAGACCGGAGAGAATCCAAAGGTCAAGCATCCATCATCATCGCCAAACAGAGAGACGGTGAGTGTGGAGTGGTCAAACTCTGGTACGACGGTCAGTTCTGCCGATTCTCAGACTCCGGAGTAGATACTTAATCCGAACGATGGGTTGACACGGTAAACAGTTCCTATAAACTCACCAACGACAGCAAGAAACACCAACAAACACCATGCAAACCGGCAAGATAGACGTTACGAAGATCGACAAGACCTTTCTGTTTAAGGGAAAGTCTGGAACGTATTTGGATATCGCATTGATCCCAAACAAGTCTGGACGAGACCAGTACGGTAACGATGGAATGATCGTTCAGTCTGTATCTAAACAAGCCAGACAAGAAGGTAAGAAGGGAGCCATCCTTGGTAACTACTCGGACTTAGACCAACGACCCCAGCCACAACAGAAGAAGGTTTCAGCTACTGATCCTCTTGGACCCGAAGATGACGTCCCGTTCTGATTTACAACAAACCATTTTGAGCCATGACAAGCCATGAAGACGCAGAAGATCCAACACTCCTTGAAACGCCATTGTGTGATGCACAGATTGAAAAGCTTCGATCTGTGTATGACCCTCTGTTACTAGTGTTAGTGTTTCAATTTGCAAAGGACCTAGAGAGACAGTTACGCAAAACAAGCTCACTGTGTATTGATTTATACAATCGTATTGAACAACTAGAGGAACAAGATTGATTTATGGGAGGACAACAAAAGTATCTGTGCAGGAAAGTGCAAGACGGAGAGATTGACAGCGAGGATCTGCTGGTCTCGCAAGAAAAGCTAACACTACTGCGTCAAGCTCCAGACATCTTCAAGAACGCTGTGGCTAAGGGTTGGATGAGTTATCCCGCACAAATCGAATCAGACAGCGACGAAGACGTTTCCAGTTGGTTAGGACGGTACGACTGCGAACGCGCTTACGAGTATCGACAGGATGGGTTGACTTACAAAGAGATCGGTAAGCTCATGAAATGTGGTATCGCTCGTGTTGTTCACATTCTTAATCGTGGAGAAGAGATTGTACTACAGCGTAAGATAGACAGCATTGGCATAAAGCCTATTGATTTGCCGGATAAAGAGACAATCTCAAAGCATACAACAAGCAAGCGTCCTACTACAAAAGCAAAATCAAGGTAATATGCATAACAGTTGTGTAATAGGCTTTGACACTGCGGTGCCTACCAAAAAGCCCACCTTTATCAATAACGTAAGAAGTCTCCTGCCTCTGTCTAATACGCAGGTGATCGCGCGGG